TGCCGTTCGGAATTTATAATTCAACTAATTTTATATCTGGCGCCGTTGATCAAGTTTCTTATGTTTATAAAAAGCTTGGTGGCGATGTGCTGGATATTGAAATTACTGAATATCAAGTTTATGCTGCTTATGAAGAGGCAGTATTAGAGTATTCCTATATTGTTAATATCCATCAATCAAAGAATATCTTATCAGACATCCTTGGCGCAACCACTGGGACGTTTGATCAAGATGGTGAGATCGTAACTGGCCCCTCGGGCGTGGCACTTAAATATCCAAGATTTACTTTTGGATATGCTAAAAAGGTTAGCGAAGGAGTTGGCACGGAGATAAACATTGGAGGAACGCAAAATCTTTATTCTGCTTCTTTTGCTCTTTTGCCTGATCAACAAGATTATGATTTACAATCTATTGTTAGTTCGTCGGCGAATGACAGTAGCCAGCTTTTCTTTGGGTTAGTTGGGAATAAAAAGATAACAGTTAAAAAAGTTTTTTATAAATCACCTTACGTGATGTGGAGGTTTTTTGGATATTACGGAGGTCTCAGTGTCGTTGGAAACCTTCACAATTATGGACAATGGAGTGATGATTCAACTTTTGAATTAATCCCCACATGGCAGAATAAGATGCAGGCCATGGCCTTCGATGATTCGGTATATACCAGAATATCTCATTATTCGTATGAGTTAAAAAACAATAAGCTTCGCGTATATCCGCCGCCATCAACCCACAGCCCCCAAGCGATGTGGATTGAGTTTAATGTGGCCGAAGATCCTTGGGATGAAGACTCAGATCGCGTCAGCGGTGTCGACGGTGTAAACAACATGAACACCGCACCTTTTGCGAATATACCATATGAAAATATTAATAGTATTGGTAAGCAGTGGATCCGAAGATTCGCCCTTGCGGTTTGCAAAGAGATGTTGGGTCATGTCAGAGGAAAGTTTAGCACAGTGCCAATTCCTGGTGAATCTGTGACCCTTAATCACTCTGAGCTATTGTCCCAGTCAAAAGAAGAGCAAGAGAAGTTACGAGAAGAACTTAAGACTGTGCTTGATGAATTGGTGTATGCCAAGCTGGCTGAAACCGATGCGGCAAAAATGGAGTCAGCAACAAAGGCGCAACAGAATATTCCTGTAACGATATTCGTGGGGTAAGTATAGATGTCTAACGAATGGTCACAGCCGGATCAGCCACCACCCCCGATGTTCTTCGGAAAGAAGGAACGGGATCTTGTTAAACAAGTTAATGATGAATTAATTGAGCGCGTCATTGGCCAACAGGTTTTATATTATCCCGTAAGTATTGAACACAGCGATTACCATTCTTTATACGGGGAGAGCATTAACAAAACGTTTTTGCCCCCAATCAGAGTATATGCTTTGGTTAAGTGGGATGGAATCCAAACCGAATACTTGAATAGTTACGGTGTTGATAAAAACACGACAATTACTATTCACTTTCATAAGCGAAGGCTAACAGAAGATCAGGATCTATTTGTTAGAGAGGGCGATTTTGTGGCGTATGATAATAGACACTATCAGATAGTTTCGCTGGCAGAGCCAAAAAGATTGTTTGGTCAGCAGGATCACAAGCTAGAAATAACAGCTAAATGTATTCGCGCACGAGAGGGCCTCTTCGATGGCGGATAAATATAAAATTAAAGAGAAGATTTTAACTCCTTCAACTTTAGAGTCCATTGACCAAGCTTTGTTTAACTTCTGCGAAAAAGATTTAAATATTTTTTGCACAACGAACAAGGGGTGGAAAAAGGTTCCTGTCATTTGGGTTTCGGCAGAACGAGCATATCAAATTAAATCAAATAAGAGTTTTAGGGATTCATCTGGTTCTGTAATTTTGCCTGTAATATCAATTGAAAGAAAATCAGTTGTGAAGGATCTTACCAAAAGGGGTGCTTCTCCTTCTGACGTGCCCGCGTTTAATGATGAAAAAGGCGGATCCATTGTTATCGCCCGCCGCATAAACCAAACCGAGACATCTAAATTCGCGAACATTCGCTCTGAGCGCGTCCTGGGTGAGGGCAAAATCAATCGGAGAGAAAGAAACGTTTCGCCCTGTCTGTCCCTTTTCGGGAAGAAAGTCGACACCCCAAAAAATAGGAATCCAGTTTTTGAAACAATCTCAATACCGATGCCAATATTTTTGGATATCACATATTCAGTTAATATAAAAACAGAATATCAACAACAAATGAATGAAATTATAACCCCCTTCATGACGAAACCAGGGGGCATTAATTACTTTTTGTTAAAACACAACGATCACCGATATGAAGCTTTTATCCAGGGTGACTTTAGTCAAGGAAACAATATCACTTCTTTAAACGAAGAGGAGCGTCGTTACGAAACAACGATTGATATAAAGGTGCTGGGATATATAATCGGATCCGAGAAAAATCAGGAGAGACCAAAAGTTGTAATTCGCCAAAGTTTTACTGATGTTAAGATCAACAGAGAGACAACTATATATGGAGATATCCCTGAACATGCGGAGAGCGTTTCTTTTAGGGGTCCGTCTCCAAAAGAGAGGGATGACGCCTTCGAAGGCTTCATCGAGATCGGCATCCCAAAAAAATAAAATCCCTTATGGCTGTTAATAAAGATTATTGGGACTATAGAGAGATAAATAACTATTTATTAAGAATATCAACATAGAAAGTGATCATTCTCTAGGAGGAAAATTAAAAAATGTCTGTTAAGAAATTCAAATTCGTATCCCCCGGTGTTTTTATCAATGAGATTGATAATTCACAGCTTCCGGCTACGTTTGACAAATTGGGACCAGTTGTAATTGGTCGCACTGAACGCGGCCCTTCCATGCGCCCCGTCCGAGTCGACTCTTTTTCTGAGTTCGTTGAGGTTTTTGGTAACCCAATCCCCGGAATGCAAGGTGGCGACATTTGGAGAGACGGAAATTATACAGCACCAACATATGCTGCTTATGCTGCGCAGGCATGGTTAAGAAATAGTGGCCCTTGCACGGTGGTTCGCCTCCTGGGCGTGCAAGATCCTAATGTTGGCACTGGCGATGTGGGAGAAGCTGGTTGGAACACCACCAACACGATTGGGACGAGCCCCCTCACCAATGGTGGGGCATATGGACTCTTTATTATTCCATCTGGCACCGCCGGTGGCGCAGGAACGGTCTCTTCGGTGACGACTCCTTGTGTTGAGGCTTCTGCTTCAATCGAGTTTTATGCAGCCAATCATGATCAGTTAACTGGATCCACAGTCTTCTTGAGCGGAGCTAACGATACATATTTGTTTACTGCAGATGACGTTAACAGCCCAGGTGAGTTTGCTACAGGCAGTTCGCCAGCAGATGCTGCAGCGAACTTAATTGCCATTATTAATACATCGGCAAGCTGCGACACCAGTATTGATTATTTTAGTGCAGCTGTTGGAAACTTCCCTTGGGAAGTCGTTATCTCTTCGTGCACTTGCACCACTTCAAGCGCTGATCCTCATTTTGGTTCGGGCGCAACTCTCGGAAACACTCTGGAAGTTACTGTTAGCGGAACAGTTGGTGCAGGAGCACCAATGACCCAGATTTCTTTAACAACTGGCTCTGGTGGAGTTGTGGCCAACGCGGCGACAGGCACACTCAGCGGCGGCGTTGATCTCGTTTCGGTTGTCGGTGCAGCCGATCCTGAAGAGGGCACCCTGGCTGCTATCTGGTATTTAGACGATGGCGGTGTGTATTTGTCGGGAACTTTAAGAAGTGCAACCGCCACCGCCGGCGATGCGGTCACTGGAACTGCGGTATTGATTGAGTCGGACCAAGTTGGCGTCGCTAACGATCCGACCAGCGTTGAGTTTAAGGTCATTATTGATAATAGCGCTGGCACTCCCACAGAAACGGTTAGTTTTGATTTTAATAGAACCTCCCAGAGATATATCAGGAAGGTGTTTAACACCAACCCGACGCTCCTTAACGGGGACATTACAACCAGCACCAAGAACTATTTCTTAGGCCAAACATTTGAGAGAGCGGTCGCAGATCTTGATGCTGATACAACGTATTACGGCGTGATTTTCGGACTTACTGACGGCACTGTTGAGGGTGGCAGGTTTAGAGGCGAATCGCAAGCAGCCCAGACTGGTTGGGTTATAGCTCAAGATCTTGAGAACGACCCAGCGGCTTACGATCCGGCAAATATGCAACGATTGTTTAGATTTGTTAGCCTTGACACCGGAGAGTGGGATCAAAAGAACCTGAAGATTTCAATCCAGGATGTGTCTGCGCCGACAAATCAAGATGATCCGTATGGAACGTTCACGGTCGTGGTTAGAAAAGCAGAAGATAGCGATAATGCTGTCAAGATTGTTGAAAGATATTCGGGTTGCAATTTGAATCCTAATTCTGTGAACTATGTCGCAAGAAAAATTGGAGACCGGTCCATTGTTTGGAATACAACTGAAAAGCGACATCAGGTTTTTGGAAACTATGATAATTCTTCTAAATTTATCAGAATTGAGATGAACTCAGATGTCGACGGAGGCGCAACTCCTGCAGCCCAATTGCCATTCGGGTTCTTCGGCCCCTTGAAATTTAATAATTTTCAAGTAGCTAGTGGCACCCTCGGCGCCGCCAACATCTTTGCTGCTGGATCAAACGGCGTTTATCGCACCAGGGGCACCGCTGCGAACCTTGCAGATGTTGGCACCGGCGCGCTTCCATTTGTTGGCAACTTTGCATTCCCGGAGATTCCTTTAAGAGTTAGTTCCACTGCTGGCGATATCGCTAGCCCGAAGGAGGCTTATTTCGGTATCGATACAACCAGGAATGGCACAAATCGCTTTGAAGATAGTTATATAGATCTTGTTCGGATGCTTCCGTCTGATGCTGACAGCTTTACTGATGGAGATTTAACGTTCCATTCTTTTGTTTTCTCGCTGGATGACCTGTCTGGTTCTGGTGATTTTGATAGCGTCACGAATACTTTCTCAGAGGCGAATTGGGCCGCTAACAACAGGGCCAATTCCACCGCAATATCGGTGGGCGAGAATCAATGGAAAGCTGTTCTTGCTTCCGGATTTGATCAATTTACTATGCCCGTGCATGGTGGATTTAACGGCCTTGATATTAAAGAGAAAGAGCCTTTCAGAAACGAGGATGTTTTGGAAGATGCAACTTCCGTGAGTTCATACGCATATGCAACAGTTAAGAGGGGCATTGATATTGTCAAAGACCCTGAAGTTGTAGAGTATAATTTGGCATGCGTCCCGGGCTTAACAAACCCATCACTCACTGAGCACCTGATTA